GTCCAAACACCATTGACTAACATCCATTCTTTACCTTCCATAATACCTTGTACAAAAGCACCAGGTGCAGAAGGGTCTGCTACAATATCTGCCGCTGTGGCTAGATAAAAATCGGGTTGTACTACATTAACGCCATTGACGTTCTTTAACGAACCCATGCCTCTTGAAGATACACCTAACTGAGCGCCGCCTTCAATCAATTGGCGAGCAATATTTCCCATTGGTGTATCTAAAATTTTTGCTTTACCAATCCATTGTGTGCCATCTTCACGCAAAGATGTAATCATATGTGATACACGGTCTAGATTGATAGTAGGAGTTTCAGGATGACCTAACTCACCAAATGCACGATTCTTGTTTATATATTCTTCGTTGTAACGATGAACTTCTTTTTTCATTGTATTGTATTCATACAAACGGCCGTTTTTATTTTTCTTTTCAGCAACTAAAAACGGGCCTTCAATGAATAAAGATTTTTTACCATTGCCTTCTTCAATTAATTCATAACTAACTGTTTCGTAAATTTCTTTAATTAGTTTCATTATGGTCTTATTCCGTAAGAACCAAAGTTAAATGCAGCAGGATCATTAAATTGACCACGTTGATAATGAGCGTTATCTTTACGTAGCGAAATAATAATTGTATATGCTGTATTTGCTGTGGCGTTATATGTATTGATACCTAAATTTCCATTAGGATTTATAGCATTGTTTAGAATAGCTGGTTGTTGTTGACTACCATATTCACCGTTACCATTTAGATAGAAAATAGTGGCATTATTTGCTGTAGTATTACCTGTCCAAAATAACTCAACAGAACCTGGAGGATTAGCAGTTCCCATACTTACAAAATATTGACATGAAGTTATTTGTAAGTTATAATACGATAATGTTGTATTAGCAGAGCCGCCTTGGTTATTAGCAACAAGATATCCGTTTGTAGCTAAAGCACCATAAAAAGAATTTGCTACAATTTTAGCATTATTTGCTTCTTGCGTTGTACCGTCAAACTGACCTGTTAGTTTAATAACTACATCAGTTGTGGTATCTCGTAGAACTTGATATGTGGTTTTTGGTGCGGCCATTTTTTATCCTTATTCTTCTGTTTCTTGCTCAACTTCAGTTTCTTCTTGTGATTCTTCTTCAGAATGAACACCTAATAAGTTGTGAGCAATTTCTTGTTTTTTAGCTTCAATGTGTGCTGTTACTTTATCGTGGATATCTGCATATAGTGCTTTGCGAAATTCAACACCATTATCATCCATTGCGTAGTCTATAATGTTTTTATCCATAATTTATTCTCCTAATTAACCTATTTATTCATCTTCATTCTCTTGGTCTGCCGGATTGACAGGCTGTTGAGGAACGTTAGACATCATCATTTGTTGTGATACATCATTCATTGTTTGTTGTGGTAAACCAAGACCCATTGCTTTTTCTTCATCAATTTCTTCTTGCATTTCTTTAATTTCTTCATCAGTTAAACGCAATACATTTCTTTGAATCCATGCTTGTGAGAAATAACGACCGGTATATGGATCAACATTACTCAATAAAGACAATCTTTCTTTCATTAACTCAGCATCTTTGAGTTCTGTGAAGTTATTGTCTTTGATGAAATCATAATAGATATGCTCTTTCATCTCTAACCATTCTTCATTAGTACAAATACCTTTGAGAACACATTGTACACGCATCGCTTGGTCAAACAAGTCAGCAAACTTATTACGCATACGGTCAACAAACTTAGCAAACTTTAATTCGTCACGGGTAATTTCATTAGTACGACCCAATGAAAAACCAGAAGATTCTGGATTCAAACGAGAGACCGGAACATTTAATGCTTTGTATAGTTTCTTTTCAAAGTATTTAACATCTTCTAACTCGCCAAGATTTTGTCCGCCTGGTAGTGTAGTAATTTCCGTGCCTTTGCCGCCTTCTCTACGTGGTAACCAAAAATCTTCCATCATAGACATAAATTTACGGTCATCACGAACTTCACCTGTGTTAGCATCATATACAAGTTTGTTCTTGTATTTAACCATGATATCACGGAGGTATTGTTCGGCTTTTAATTTGGGTAAATTGCCAACATCAATATAAAAAATACGACGCTCAGGAGCCCTAGATATACGATAAATAACTGTCGCATCTTCAATCATCCTTAATTGGTTTAATGGTTTTATTGCTTTGTGTAGATAAGACAATACCACAGCCCTACGAGAGTCCATAAGACCACTAACAACTGAAATAATCGAGTCGGTGGTAATTCTAACACCCACAGGACCAAAATTGCTAGAAGAACCAGAAACAACCTTGTCATTGTAAATATAGTATTCGTTGATGACATTCATGACCTCCACGCCGGTACGTTCATCTTTTTTCTTTTTAACTTCTCGAACTTTTTTAAGTTTACGAGGATCCACATAACGCATTTCACGAATACCCTCTACTGGATTTTCTCTATCGATAATCATGTGATAGTATAATCTTCCGTCAACATAATATCTACGGAAAATATCTTGTGCCATATTGTTATAATTTAATAAACGCAATATGGTATTGAATTCTGTTTGTAATGATTTTTTGATTTTGTCTGGAACTTTAAGGTCATCTAATACCATTTTGATATTACGACCATCGTCATCTTGGCAAATAGCTTCATTGATAATGTCATCAATGGCAGACTCAATTTCTGGCTGCATTGCCATTTCACGATAACGACCAATCAGTTCTATTTCATTTTTAGCGGTGCCGTCTAGGTCAACGTATGTGCCATAATAAGCGGCAGAAGTAATCGTAAGAGCGCCATCATCATTAACCGGAGGCGTGAAAGATTGTTGCACGGCTTGGTCATCATTTTGCTGCTGACGTGCAATTGTAAAACCAAAGAGTGAAAATTTATTAGCGGCCATATTGTCCTATATCAAATCAAAATAACATAATGAAAGGGACCGTAGTCCCTTCCGTAAAATAAAACATATTAACTGGTAGTTGATGGGTTACCAGTAACGGTAGCTGTTGTATCATCAGTCCAATATTGATAAGCAAATGTAATTGAATATTCTTCAATTGAATCGTTTGAACCCCAATCTAATTCGATTGGTGACAAATCAATTGGGAACATACCAATAATTTGAATCTTTTTGATAATATCATCTTTACCTAATTTACCATATTGTGTTACTGTTCCTTGAGAAGTGTAACCTAATGGTGTATTACTTCCAGCTGATGTTCTGACGTTACCTACGTGACTGTTAATTGAGTTCATCCAACTTTCTAATGCAGCTCTAATTAAAAAATCTTCATCGTTAATAACTGTTACTGTCCAGTCTGTGAATGTTCTATTACCAGCAAATTTTAATTCACGACCAAAGTAATTTAATGATACAGTACCTAAACTAGAACCAGGTAACTGTGAGGCTTTTACTAAAAGATTTGACTTAGCTCCTGCAAGTGCCCCATTAACAATATTAGTTCCGCCAATAGTTGGAAATCCTAATTGTACTTCAAAAAGGTTAGGACGAGCACCGTCTAGTGCTATACCTGACCTAAATTGATTGATGTCGAATGCCATTTTTTTCTCCTATATCGTTCTATTATTTATTAAGCTGCATTAACGACTGTGGTGAAATCAACGCCAGTTCTTACTGCAACAAAATTCAATTGAATATAATTGATTGAGCGAGCAGGCTTAATATAAATGTCACCAACAAATTGGTTAGAATCAATAACTTGTGGAGTATTATTTGTAGAATCACAAACAACTTTAAAGTCATAGATACCACGGCGTGCTTTAACATCTGTTAAGAATGGCGTAATCAAAGAAACAAATTGATTTTGTGTATTAGTATCATTGAATTCAAACAATGAGAACTTAGAAGCTTGTGCAATCGTTTTCTCTAATACAATAAACAATCTACGAACATTAATGCGGTCAAATGCAGAAGGTTTAGATAGTAATGTTTTGTCTCCAAACAATACAGTACCTTGACCTGGGAATGTACCAACAGGATTACTGCCTATAGAATACAATGAATCTCTTTGTGATTTAGTTGGATTCCATGCTAACTTAACAACGTTTTTAATATTACCACGATTGAAACCAGCAGGTGAATACCATGGAGCAGTAACCGAATCTGTGTACACACACAAACCAGCGATGTCACCATTTAATGGCACCCAACGATATATGTTGTTATACTTATCAAACATATACTTCCAACCACAATCTGCTACAGCGTAAGATGTTGAACGAGCTAATTGAGTTGACCAAGTTTGAATATTAGTAACTTCGTTTCCAGCTTGATTAACAACAGCAGAGAATGGTGGTGAAATAAATGCGATAGCATCACCAGAACGACCTGTTACAGAACCAGTACTAGTTACGATGTTATCGATAATGTATTGTTGTACTGGAGTATTTGCAGAACCAGTCATAATCAAAGAAACATCTACTTCATCTTTGTTAGCAAAATAACCATATGCTGTTTGCAAATTAGCATCAGTTGGAACATCATCTACACCACCACTTAAAGCGGTTGTAATAATGTTATTACTAGCTGCAGATGAAATTGTGTTGTATTGAGTATTTGCTAAAGGTAGACCCCATGTAGCACTTGTAGTACTATAATTTACTGGATCAACAGCGTAAATATATTTTGAGTTTCTAAAAATATAATTTTTGTAATAGTTTGAGTTACCTAAAGAATCTTTAGCATCTGCACCTTTAGACAAATAAGGGAATACTTCTAATACTGTATTTACAGTACCAGTAATTAAACCCCCTGTGTCTACAACAATAATGTGGATTTCATCGTTAGAAGCGCCTGCAGAAGTAGCCTGAGCAGAAGTTCCTGGTAGACCAGGAAAATATGAAGATAAACCTCCTGGAATTGCGGTAATACTCCAAGCTGCAAATTGAGCTGCATTAGCACCAGCATCAATAGCGGAAATTGTAATTGAATTACCTAAAGAACCAGCATAACGTGCCATAAATGGACCGTAAGCATTAGCATTAGTTAAGTTATTCAATAATGTATATTCAAATTGGTCCTCATTTGTAACAACTATGTTAGCCGCAGATGTGTTAGCGTCTGCATTTTTATGATTTGTACCTAAAGAACGAACAACTTGTAAGTTATTACCATATGCTAAAAAAGATGCAGCGGTAAAAAATGAGTTAGCTGTATTGTTATCAGGCGAATAAAATTTTTGAACTAATTGATTTTCGCTTGTAATTTGAATTCTTTTATTTGCTGGACCCCATCTAAAAGCTCCTGCAAAAGCACCGGTTGTAGTAAGTACTGAAGGAACAACCGTTGTTAAATCGGTTTCAGATACGGCTACACCTGGAGAGATTTGAAATGCCATTTGGATTCTCCTTAAATTATTATGTTAGTGGCAGTTATAATACCATTACAATATTTATCAAAGGCCATATTTAGAGATTCCTTATCATATCTCTAACAAAACCTGCATAAGTTTCGCCTGAATCTGCTTTTTCCCATACATCACCATCAACAATCTCAAATTTATGCTCTAG